ACCCAATGATGGATCGTAATAAACTTTCTTAAACGCATTACCAGCTAAACCTAAACCCCATAACATTCTTTCTGTCTCAGGGCGATATTCAGGCATTGCATCTGTCAACTGATAGTTCATGTCATCTTGAACACGAACAGCAGCTGCTTTTTTCTCAGGAGTCTCTTTACCAATAATAAGAGTTTTAACAGGACCCATTGCAGGGAAAATTGACATCATTGTTTCTGCTTGGAACTTTACTAACGCTTCGGAGAGCAGTGGGTGATAAACACCACATGCGCCTTCCCATGGCTCAGTACGTTCTTCAATTTTTAAACCAAGAAGTTCAAGACCATCGACGTATGTCTGTATCCAGTCTTTACGTGAACCAATATCGGCATCAAAGTCACCAATCAAATCACCAGCTAATTCTGTAAGTTCACCATCTGTGATGTATTCGGCAAGGTTATCGTTAAACCCTTCTTCGTCACCTTCTTCACCAGGCTCAAGCACTACTTCAAGTCCGCCCATATCAATAGTTACTGATTCTGGGTCTTCGATTTCAATCTCAATCGGTGCTTCCATTGCTGAGGCTTCGTCGATGCCTACAGGAGCTTGGTAGAGTGCCTTATCTATTGCCATAATGTATCCTTAGTAATAAGATCTTTTTTTAGATCTAAATAATCCAATTTCTTCGGGTTCATCGTTCGGTAATCTAATGAATCCGCCTTGTCTGAACCGCATTAACGCCATAACCGTCGAGTCTACAAGGTCATCATGACTCATAAACGGGAATCCTGCAATCTCTTCTACGACTTCTTCAGCCCAACGGGTTTCAGGGACCCATACAAGTCCCGATCTGATGATGTCTGCTACAGAGTTTAACCGAGCTAGCTTATCTCCACTACCCCTATGCGGTGTATATTCTTGTACAGGCATTCCTGTGCGTCGTAATTCTTGGTAAAGAGCGGTTCCAGCAGACTTTTTCTCAACAATAAATGCATCAGGCTGCCATTCTTCCCACTGTTCCCATGCTAATGTCTTTAACTCTGGAAATTCTAATCGTTTTTTGATGGAATTTAATAAAATAATTGCATGTGCGTTCGTTTCGTCATTAAAAAACACGCCCCACGTCGTTATTGCAGTAAAGTCAGCACGATTATGTGTCTCTGCAGCAGCGTCAAGTGACATTATGAGGTATTCACACTGCGGTGGACTCTCTTGTTTCCACCATTTCCACCATTCTCGCTTGATTACAGAGGCTTCTTCTGCTGTTGGGTTCTGCTGATACTGTGCGTTCCACTGGAAAACAGGCATAGATGCCTTAGTTCTACGCAGTGCTTCAAGAGTGTACTGTTCAGGCCAGAGTGCCGCTTCTTCTGGGGTTCCATCATTGAAAATAGCAGGAAATTCTACCCGTTCATACTGGTCCGCTTCCTCATTCTGTATCATATCCCGTACTACTCGACCTGTTAAATCATCCTGGTGCCAACGAGTTTGAATAATTGCCACACGCCCGCCAGGCATAAGACGAGTACGAGCGCCGTAAGTAAACCACTCATAAGCCTTCTCGAAAACGTCAAAATTCCCGTTGATGATGTCCTGTTCGTTATGTGGGTCGTCAACCAAGAGTAAGTCCGCTCCACGACCAGCAAGAGCGGAACCGACACCGCAAGCGTAATACTCACCACCAACATTAGTGTTCCAGCGACCAGCAGATTTATTATCTGCCGCCAAAGTGACTGTTGGGAAAATTTGTTTATATGCAGGCGTGTCAATTAAGTTCCTCACTTTCCGTCCAAAGTCCACAGCTAAGTCGGTCGTGTGGGAGACCATCAGTACTTTTTTATCAGGGTGCTTGCCTAAAAACCAAGCAGGGAAGTAGATAGAAACCAATTGGGACTTACCATGACGTGGCGGGATGTTCACGCACACACGGTCTTTGTTACCCTCGGCAATCTCCATGAGCAAGTTTCCCAAGATGCGGTGATGCTTGCCAACCTTGTAGTCTGGCTGCATTTTCTGGCAAAACGCTATTAAATCGTCCCTACAAGCCTTAGACCACTTGCGTTTATCTAGCTCGTCCGCCACCATTTCCAGCTCCATGGCTTCTTCTTCCGAGAACTTATCCAGATTATTAGCTAAAAAATCTAGCTCTGAGTCCGTTAAGGAATCAAGTGGGCTGATTGTTTCCGTCATTCTCTGTCTGGCCCGGGGTATTTTGGACTTTTTGGACTTCTTTTTCTTCTTCTAGACCTAGTTCTGCATCTACGTCAATGCTTGTGCCATTCACTTCGACCGCCTTTACGTCGGTCACATCGTCTGGGTGCATGAGTTTATGGAGTTTAGAGCGGATAGATGTCACTAAATCTGCCGTAGAACGGTGGTTAATCGTTACTTCCGACTTCTCTGTGAACAGCCCAACGTCGGTAATCTTACCTAGCATCTCTAGGGCACGTAGTCTGGTGCGGTCATCTGGGCTATCGGAGTCCAGAATGAGCTTGTTTGTGACAAGAAGTCTAATCTGCATAGCGTTATCCACTACACGAAGAGAGTATTCGTCGAGTATCCCCTTAACTTCTTTATAGACAGCGGGGGTCTGGGTCTTTTTAACTAGCTGTTTATTCGCTTTTTCTTCGTTTTCGGCTACAGCGTAAACGGCTTTCTCAGCAGCGAGCTTGTCCTCCTCGGTCGGATCCACGTCCAATTCGAGCAGTTCTGCAGTATTGCATGCAGCTTTTGCCTTCTCTATGAAATTCGCCAGAACTGGATTGTCTTCCGGAAAAGGAATTGATAGATCAGGTTCTACGTGTAATTGCATCTTGCCTACTGTCCAGACTAAAAGATGTTAATGCGTGCAGTATATAGGAAAACGAAAATACTATACAAGTACTTCCTCACATGTATAAAAAACCGAAAATTTTATACACAAAATTGTTTGGTGGGGGTGTTGCGCAACCAAAAGCCTGAGAATCCTCTGACCTTACCCCCGACCGTATTTTACTTCTTTTTTGTCTTGAACAAATCTTCCCAAGTAGATGTCATAGCATTTAGCCAAAACTCGTAGGCTTGCTTGGTGCGCTCTGTGATTTCTTCGTATTGCTTAGTGGCTTCTTTGTACTGTTTTTCAAATTCTGTATAGATCATATATAACTCCTTAAGTAGGTTACGGACTCATTAATAGCTCATTTATAAGCTGTTATGTGTAGTATATTACACATTATGTTGCGCTGCAACAATTATAACTCAGGTTTTTTCTTTTGCTCGTGGTGGTGGATTCTGTGGCAATTCGCACACAGTACGATACATTTCTTGATTTCCTCGTATGCCTTGGCAAACTGCCCGTTGGATATGAAATCGTGGATATTACCTTCTTTTGTGCTCGGATCCTCGTGGTGAAAGTCTAGGGCTGCGATGTGGAAGAACTCACAATGTGCGCATTTAAGTGTGCTTTTAAACGCATACCATTCTGCCTTTAGCTTAGATTTAGTTTCTTTTGTTTTTGCTTTTGTTTCTGCCTGGTTCCTCAAATAGTGCTCTCGGCTGTATTCAGCGTGCTTCACTTTTTTAACTTTAGGATCCTTATAGGGCATCTAGATTCTCTTGTTATAGCATTTGCTCAGTATCAAGTTTTTTATCTTTGTGGGTATACAGTCATATTCCCGATCAAAGTCTGTTGGCATCTTAGTCCAGACATCGGCTAAATAAAATGGGGCTTTACCCTTAGGGTACCAAAGTCGGGTGTATTGCAGAGTCAAGTACATATACGCATAGGCGTTCGCCTTCTGAATATATTCCTTGGTGTTAATCGGTAGATAAAACTCGTCAATCTTCTTAGCGGAGCGGATCTCGCAATCAAGCTCTAAGTACATAACTGCACGGGTTACAGCTGTTAGCTGCCTGGGCTTTAGCTCAACATCCTTAGCCAGCCAACCCCATAACAAAGTTACTGGATCATGTTTCACACCGTCAATTAGAATTTTTTTGTTCCAGATAGGTGCGTTTTCTGTGTACTGATCTCGATGGCAAGATTCATGAACCATAATTGGTATCCACTCGCTCGGATCTTTGTAGCAAGCCACAGTTAGTTCAGGTTTCTCACTACAAAAATACCCAGCACACCGTGTGCCATCCATCATCACATGCTTTTTAGATAAGAGCTTGACAGGAATGTCGTGACTGTTACTCACCAAAATCTCGTACTCAACCCACTTGCGCACATCTTTCGGCAACGCTTTGAGATTGATTTCGATGGTGTTCATTTGGTAGCCATCATATACAGACCCACATTAGCGCCAGCATAACAAGCGTAGCAGATACACATAGCAAGGTTACCTTTGAATCCTTGCTCAATCGCAATATAGGCATAGATCAACCCCGTAACAATAATTAGCCAAGAACTCATTGTACCTCCTTGATATTCCTAAAATTTTACACAAAAATTTTTTTACGTGGGCTTTTTATTTAGTGACGGGGGGTGTTCCTAGGTAGGTACTTTTTTATACTTGGGGCCGAAACAGGAATTTTAATCATGTAGCGTGCGAAATAGCATACCAGTAGCCAACGGAGTCCCATCTGACAAAAACGGGCTATGGGGGTGTTGCTTTGGCTGGGTATCATTTTGTTAGTAATATTACTAACAGCTAGTAAACATTGACATCTTATAGGATATTCTTTATACTGATTTCAATGATTACTTAATCAGATTACTTTGAACCCTGATCTAGGCGCTGGCTTGAATTGTCTGCTAAGCGCAAGGGGTAAAAAGGGACGGCTTCGATCTCAGGATATTTGCGCCCTGAGTTATGCCCGAGTTGAGTATTGCGCTATCTATCCATTCACTTTTTAAAGGAAATAAAAATGACACAAGTAAACACATCCGCTCTCAATAACCCTATGGCAATTGCTAAAGGCGCTTTGGTAAAGGCTCAGGTAATCTCTACTGAGATCGCTACCCTGATCACAAAGGGCACCAAAAAGAGCTTAGATGCTAGCAAAACCAAAAAGCAAACTGTTGATTTGATGGAAACAAGCGGGCTTAAATCCTTTGATCTTGATTTATCCAACAAGGAAAAGGCTCCATTGTGTGATTCAATTAAGCGGGCTATTGTTTTGGGCTTTGATCTTGATGCTCAGGCTTTACTAGCTAAGGAATCAAAAACTCTAGGCGATTTGGAAAAGGCAACTAAGCGGGCTTTGCAACAACAAATTGGTAGTGAGTTCGCTTATTATCGTAGGGCTTTGGTAGAGCGTGAGCGTATCGCTATCGAAGGTAAATCTACTGAGAAAACAAGTGCAGAAGGAATGTATTTCAAGGATTTAATGTCTGCCCTTGATCGCTTAGGTAAGTTGGAAAAGGCTTCATTCAATATCCCTGAGCATAAAGCAAGCATTAAGAAGTTGATTGAAAGCGACATCGGAGCGTAGTACCCTAAACCCAGCCTGACAAGCTGGGTTTTTTTTTGCCCTTAATATCTTAGCCCGCTTCGGCGGGCTTTTTTGCGCCCTAATTTTTACTACTTTCGGCTTAATATCTTTTCCCATCCCGTTAGTATTTTTACTAACAAGGGTTTACCCTATGATGCCAGTGACTTGGAGTAGCGAGTCGCACAGGGTCGTTGCGTGATGCGAAGTTAAGCGTTGTTAGTAATGTTACTAACAGTGATGCCAGTGACTAGAAGAAGCGAGCCACACAGGGTTGCTGGCTAACCTTAGGGTTAACCCTGCTATTGTAGTTTTTTTAGTTGGTAATGTTCGGGGTATTGTTCTTTGCTAAGTCCTTGATTTATAAGTATTGTTCGTAATGTTCGCTTTGAACCCCGATTTTCGAGGAAGGGTGGCAAACGAAAAACAAAAACGAAAATGCAGAGATTCCTCTCTCTTCTTTTTTAAAGTCAAGTACCCTAAAAATGGCAGAACAATACGAACATTCCGAACAAAACAATATAATCAATAACTTACAACAACTACAAATAAAGTTCAATAGGTTCAAATACTCTTTACTATCATTTACTTGACTTTGATAGTTATATAGGTTATAATTTATATATGGTCGGGAAATATTCAATTTCGTCCACAGGGTTCTGCTGTTAGTAATGTTACTAACACAGGATAAACAACTTAACAGGAGATACACTGAATGAACAAAGTTCGCCGTACAGATCAACTTAGGCAATATCAACCGCACTGCAAAATATGTGATGAGTCTTACCCACTAGAACGTATGCACTTGGGTTATGCCTTCTGCTTACCTTGTGGAGACGAAATCGCTAAATCTCGCAAGTTCACAGTCGTGCCGATGCACAAGTCCAACTATGTATCCGTGACGAACGCAACAGACCTTAAACAACTTAACCCGAAAAGGATAAACGAGTGATGGCTATATCAGATAACCAAGCATTAACAAGCGTACAAGAAGTCTACTTTGACATCTGTGATTTGTTGAACGGATGTAGCTATACGAGCCTTGGGTACGATAACCGAACCGACTGCCTAACAAGCATGAGGGACAAGCTGATTTTAGTAGAACAGTATATGGAACTAGGAAGGTCAGAATGAACGGAGAGGACAGAATCTTCCTGATGGAAGTAGTTTTATCAGTCGTGGCTGGTGGCAATAGCATGGCTAGATTTTTAGGCAACAAGCGAAAGATTGACCGAATCTTGGAAATCCGCAACAAGTTAGGTCGTGATAAGTTCGATGCGGAGTTAACTAAACTGAAAGAGGTAATGACAAATGAGAACACCTAAAAAGCAATACGTGGGCGATGACCCAGCGAAGTTTATCCACAGTAGCCGAACTCACCGCACAGTAAGTGAGGCATTTAAAGATGCCGATTACGCTTGCGCCTTATGGCGATGCGAGAGCGAGTGGGATAGAACCAAGGAATATCTTGGCTGGATAGTGATATGGGTATTTACCCTATTTATTCTGTATACCTTTGCCGTAGGCTTTGAAAAGTGGGTGTCATTATGAGAACGGGCGATATTAAACGCATAGGGAAAAGAACCTATGTCGTATTGGCTTGGACGGAAACCGAGGTTACCTTGCAGAGTATGGACGAGGAACGCATCACCTTATACCTACCTAGAAGGATTATCGGTGGCTTGAAAACTGGACAGTAGAAGCATAAAGTGGTAAACTATATAGTATAGTGGTAAAAGATGTTAAACAGTAGTATCTTAATAAAAGGAAATCCAAATGGAAACGAGTAACCAAGTTAGTAACATTACTAACAACGCACCAACAGTATCAATCCCAAGTATCAGTAGTTCAGCGATGCTGGTCGAGTTAAACATTAGCGTATGGACAGGTCGCAAGTTCGACAAAGGGGTAAGCCAAGAGATTGACACCCAAAAACAAACCACCACAAGGGCGGGTAATTACAGTAAGCGATTGTTCGCAGACGAACCCGTATTCGATGCGATTCAGAAGTTCGCTGGCAATAGCCGAACCTACCACTACCATGCGACTATGCCATGGAGTGACTCAGGTTTGCGACTACTAACAACGAGCATGTTCTTTGACTACCAACGGGAGATAACTGCCATGGAGCAGGAGTTCGACCAATTAGTAGAGACCTTCTTAAGTTCTTATGACAAGCTGGTATTGCAGTCACAGATGAAGCTAGGAACACTATTCAATCAAGATGACTACCCACCCGTTGAAATGGTGAGGGATAAGTTTAAGTTCTCGGTCAAGTTTGCACCCGTACCCGAAGTGGGTGATTGGCGAGTCAATGTAGGACAGGAAGCCGAAGCAATCCTAAAGGAAAGCTATGCCAACTACTATCAGAGCAACTTAGAGTCAGCATATGCCGATGTATGGGAGCGTACCCACGAAGCACTAACCCGTATGTCAGAGAAGTTATCAGGTGATAAGAAGCAGATATTCAGGGATACCCTCGTGAGTAATGTCATGGATATGGTAGACCTATTGGAGAAGTTCAACGTGACGGGCGACCCAAAAATGCGCACCGCCAAGCACAAACTCGAATCCGTAATGCTAGGGATTACCCCCGATGCACTGCGTGAGGACGACTACCTACGCTTAGATGTTAAGAGCAAGGTAGATTCTTTAATCAAAGAACTTTCGTGGTAAGACGTTATGGGGTGGTATTCCACCCTGTATCTGGCGCTGTAACGATTAGAGTTTTAAGAAAAGGTATCTCTAGTACCACTAACCCGTAGTAACTTTACTAACAAAAAGGAAATTAAAATGGCAAAAGCAATCCAAACCGCAGACCGCATCTATGCACAGTCACTTGACGAGTGCGTGGAATCCATCATGGCAACAGGGGATAGAATCACGACCTTGGTTCAAGGTCATATGGGAACAGGGAAATCCTCAATCCTCAAGATGTTGGCACAGAAGTTACCCAACCATGTACCTTGCTACTTTGACTGCACCACGAAAGACCTCGGCGATTTGATGTTGCCGAAAATACTGCGTGACGACAGTACCCAAGACTTTGTACGCTTTGTACCTAACGAGGAGATGGGCTTACATCATGGCAAACCGATCATTCTCATGATTGACGAGTTCGGTAAAGCCAATCCGATGGTCAAGAACGGCATGATGCGTGTGATGTTAGAGCGTACCTTTGGTACTGATAAGTTACCTGATGGTTCGATAATCTTTGCGACAACTAACCTCGGGACAGAGGGAGTGGGCGACTTACTTATGCCTCATCACCGCAATCGTATAACAACTATCCGTATGAAGAAACCAACCGCTAACGAGTGGATAGAAGGGTTCGCATTTAACGCTGGTATTCACCCGTCTATGATTCTATGGGTCAAGGAGAATGGCGAGCAGTTATTCCAGTCATTCGAGGACATCGAGAAACCTGACGACGAAGTAGGTGGAAACCCCTATATCTATCATCCTCAGACTCAGCGACCCGCTTTTGTAACCCCTCGCTCATTAGAACTTGCTAGTCATTGGCTATGGGCTAAGGACAAACTAAGCGACAACTCATTGAAGTCTAACCTCATCGGCACTATCGGTGATCGGGCTGGCTCAGACCTCGGTGCGTATATCCGCTTGGTGGATGACTTACCTCGTGTCGAAGATATTAAGACAGACCCTATGAACGCTAAAGTTCCTAGCACGTCATCAGCAGTAGTGATGGTGGTGTACCGAGCATTGGCAACTATCAATAAGGAATGGATTGATCCATGGATGGACTACCTCGGTAGATTAGATATGGAAGCGCAGTCATTGTTCGCTATGCAAGTGCGTAACCCGAAGTATCAGAGACAAGGGCTGGTCATGACTAATAAGAAGTTCACCGCATGGTGCATGGCTAACAACTTTATGTTCACTGCCGATAAGAAGTAATCGGTT